AATGGTTACCCAACTCCACCTGATTTAGAACACATAAAAAAAGTAGGAGTTTTGAGAAATACTAATGTAAAGTTGGAATTGATTCAAAACTCCGATTTTTTTTCTATGGTAGATGCAATTGACGATGTCGTTGCTTTAGCGTGGGAGCCTGACGAGTACGAAACCAAAAAAAGAATGGTTTTTAGATATGGTACTCCGGAACAAAAAATAAAAGATATTCTCTATGAACGAGATTTAATCTTAGAATTTGAAAATAAAGTAGTGTATGAAAAATAATAAAAAATCATTAGAGTTAGTTGAAAAAGGTTTATCATCCTCAACTGTTTTAAAATTAACAGAATCACAAATTGACACATTACACAAAAAATTATTTGTTGAGCAGACTATGGTATCAAAAACAGATGCTACAACAATTAGTAAGTTAAAAAGTGAGAAAAAACCATTTCAAGTTTATGAAAAAGAACTTGAGGAAGAGGAAGAAGTTACTGTTGACCCAAACAAAGAAACTGAAACTCAAGATGCGCATCAAGTAGGTCCTTCATCTGATGATGGATTTGGTAATGAAACAGACGGTATGGGAATGTTTGAAGAAAAGAAAGATGGTCCAAATCCTTGGGCTATTTGTCATTCACAAGTAGGTCCTAAAAAATCAAGAAAATGGGAAAGATGTGTTAGAGAAGTAAAAAAACAATTGAAAGAAGGAAAAAATCCTGTATCTTTGTTTTTGGAGAACGAAATTATAAGAATCGTTGAAAAACATATGCCACCAAAGATTACTAAAGGTGATTTAATGAATTATATTATGGAAGCGGAACCTGCGGTTGCGCCAACAAAACCTACAACTAAACCAACAACAAAACCTACAACTAAGCCATCAAAGCCTAGTCATCCAGGTCAGAACCCAAATCCAGGAGAAAATCCATCGCCAAAAGCTAAAAAGATTTCACCTGAAGCAGCTAAAGAAGAAATTATTGACGTAATTTTAAATATGTTAAAAAAATAAGATGGCAAAGAAATTTAATGAACAAATAGATTACGGGAATACACCCGAAAGAATGGACCCGAATTTAGAAAGAAAATTGGGTAGTCCTGAAGGACTTTATTCTCAAAATCCTGCAATGAAAAAAGGGGTTAAAGATGTAGAAAGATTAGTTAGTCAAAGATTCCAAAAAGTCGCCGATAAATTAAGAGATGTTACGGGTATTCAAAACCTTAGTTCTGAACAAGTTCAAGGAATGGTTTTTCAAGAAATGATGAGAAAAATTCCTAACATTATGAGAATTGAGTCGGCTAATAGAGATGAATTAATTGAATTGGCAAAAGAAGCATCACTTGATGAAACGGAAGTACCTTCAGATTGGTATCAAATTGAAGCTAATTTAGGTATGCCAAATACTGATAATTTTAGAATTGAACCTGAAGATGATAAGGAAGAAGAGGAAGAAAAAGATGAGTTAAAATTTCCATCATTTGATGTTGAAGACTTGACCGATGAAGAAATTTTAGAATTGGAAAAACATAAAAGAAATATAATTAACGCGCTTATGCAAGGGGCTGCAAAAAAAGGCCAATATATTTTTCAAAAACCAGAAGTTAAAGCAAGATTAGATGCAATTAACCCATCTCTTTATAAAGATTATTTGGGTGTTATGACAATTAATGATTTTTTATATTTTACTCGTGAACAAATGATTGAAATGATGAGTCAAACAGGTCAAGGTATTGCCGGTAAAGTAGAGTTGGCGGATGCCGATGAAGGTGGAGAAGAAGGCGAGTCACAACCAGATACTAAAATTATTGCAACAGGATTAATTTTTCCTATTCTTTGTCATGAAATTATTAAAGGATTGGAAGAAGCCAAAAGTAGACACGGACTTCCAAAAGAACCAGGATTAAGACAAAAAGTACAACAACAAACTGATACATTAACGAATGAACCGATGCAATTAAGAATAGGTCCTGAGATTGTAGAAAAACTTAGATTCGCATTACCTAATGAAATGTACAGTGATAAAAATAAAGGACTAATAAACTGGTTTCACATATTATTATACCAAATTGAAGCTAAAGAGTTTTTAGATATTATTGGAAATGCCATATCTGAAGATAATTCCAAAGTTAAAATGGCAACTCAAAAATTTGAAGAAATTATGAGAGAAGCTAAAAAAATGAAACAAGAGTTTGATGATTATAAAGAAGAAACTCCTGAAGTGGGTAATGAAAATGATGACGATGACTTGGATGACTTTTTACGTGGTTTAGGTATCGAGAGACCTTAATCAATTTATTTGTGACTAAAGAACAATTAATAATAGAACTTACGAAGTGTATGAGGAATACTCCTTACGCACTTCGTACTTATTTACAAACATACGACAATACTGTTTCTAAGTATGTCCCATTAGACCTTTTTCCTGACCAAGTAAGTTTAATTGACGATTACGACAAATATAATGAAAATGTTGCGTTAAAGTATCGTCAGGCAGGTGTGTCAACTGTTACAGCCGCATGGGCATCAAAAAAGATATCTTTTGCCCAAAAAAATAAACCAGAAAAAGTTCTAATCATCGCCAATAAGTTGGATACTGCCGTGGAAATGGCAAATAAGATTAGAGGGTTTACAGAACAATGGCCTGCGTGGGTTGGTATTGGTTTTTCACCAGAAAAAAATGCTGCAAGACATTTTAAATTAAATAATAATTGTGAGGTTAAAGCCGTTGCAACATCTAAGGATGCTCTTCGTGGTTATACCCCAACCATATTAATATTTGACGAGGCTGCGTATATTGAAGCCGATGGTGATTTTTGGGCGGCTTGTATGGCTTCACTATCTACGGGTGGTAAGGTTATTGTAGTTTCAACACCAAACGGATATGACGCAATTTATTATGAAATTTACGACCAATCTTTAAGAGGTATGAATGATTTCAAAATATCTGAAATGTTTTGGTATCGTGACCCACGATATACAAAAGATTTGTATATGGTTAAAACAAATGATTTAGTTCATTTCTTACTTAATAGAGAAGAATATAAACTTGATGAAGTTGTTATAGACCTATCAATGCCAAATCCATATGAAAGAGACCATTCGATAGTTACTGACTATATTGAGCAGGGGTATAAACCTTGTTCATCTTGGTTTGAGGGTATGGTAAAGAAGTTAAAATTTGACCGAAGAAAAGTTGCTCAGGAATTGGAATGTAACTTCTTGGGTTCGGGTGATAACGTATTTGATTCTGACTTAATGCAAAATATATCTAAAAACCAACTTTCTGACCCTCAAGCAAAAATGATGGGTGGTGGATTGTGGATTTTTAAAGAACCTGAAAACGGTCATAAGTATGTTATGGGTGTCGATGTTTCAAGAGGAGATTCTGAGGATTTTTCTTGTATTCAAATTATAGATTTTGATATTCGAGAACAAGTTTTGGAATATGTTGGAAAACTTCCACCTGACGTTCTGGCGGAAGTTGCTTACAAATGGGGAACTATGTACAACGCGTATTGTGTTGTCGATTTAACGGGAGGTATGGGGGTCTCAACAGCAAGGAAATTACAAGAGATGGGATACCAATCTGGTTTGTATGTTGATAACGTGGATACATCAAATAAATGGAAATGGGACCCAAAAATAAATGAAAAAATTCCTGGTATTAATTTTAACAATAAAAGAGTTCAAATTATCGCCGCTTATGAGGAAAACCTTAGACACGGATTTAAAGTTCGTTCAAGTAGGTTATACAATGAGATGAATACTTTTGTTTATATTAACGGAAGACCTGACCATCAAAAAGGTCATCACGATGATTGTATTATGTCAATTGCTATGGCGATGTATGTTGCCGAGAAATCATTTCAATCAATTGAAAAAGTTACAAACCATACAAAGGCAATGCTTAATTCTTGGGCAACAACAATTAGTGAAAATAAAAATTCTTCAGAGTTTTTTAATCCCATGGTACCTCAAATGGGTAGAGATGGTCAGATGATGAATCAAAGTGCTACCAAAGCCGATTATCAAAAATATGGTTGGTTATTTGGTGGTAAATAACTATTTATATTATTAGGATAATAAGTAAAATTGATTTATGAGCGAAAATAATTTAACCGTTTGGCAGAGACTTTCAAAAACATTTGGACCAAACTCATTATTAAAACAAGACTACCCCACATTTAAGTTTGATAAGCAAGAACTTTTACGTACACAAAATCGTGATGATTTTGAAAGGGAAAAATTACAAGCGCAACAAACTTTTTATCTAACAAATCAATGGGCCAAAGTTGAAAACAACTTATATTCTCAAGCAATTTATTATGAACCATCAAGATTATCATCTCAGTATGATTATGAGTCGATGGAATATACTCCTGAAATTTCTGCCGCTCTTGACATCTATGCCGAAGAATCTACAACCACAAATGAAGATGGTTTTATTCTTCAAATTTATTCTGAGTCAAAAAGAATTAAATCGGTATTAGCCGATTTATTTAATAACTCATTAGATATTAACACCAATTTACCTATGTGGACAAGAAACACTTGTAAGTATGGTGATAACTTTGTTTACTTAAAATTAGACCCTGAAAAAGGTGTTGTTGGCGTACAACAATTACCTACGATTGAAATTGAACGTCATGAGGTTGGGGTAACGGCAAAGATATCTGTTGATATTACAAAAGAATTAGACAAAGATAAGAAAGCCCTACATTTTACTTGGAAGAACAAAAATATGGAATTCCAATCTTGGGAGATTGCTCACTTTAGATTATTGGGTGATGACAGAAAACTTCCTTATGGTACTTCTATGTTGGAAAAAGCAAGACGTATTTGGAAACAGTTATTGTTATCTGAAGATGCGATGTTAATCTATAGAACATCAAGAGCTCCTGAAAGAAGAATCTTTAAAGTGTTTGTTGGAAATATGAACGATGATGATGTGGAAGCATACGTTAATCGTGTTGCCAACAAATTCAAAAGAGAACAAGTTGTTGATAGTAAGACTGGTAACGTGGATATGAGATTTAATCAAATGGCGGTTGACCAAGATTATTTTGTTCCCGTTCGTGACCCTTCAGCACCAAGTCCTATTGAAACTTTAGCCGGAGCGACTAACTTATCCGAGATTGCCGATATTGAATATATTCAAAAGAAATTGTTAACAGCACTTCGTGTTCCTAAAGCATTTTTAGGATTTGAGGAGGTTGTTGGTGATGGTAAAAACTTATCTTTACAAGATATTCGTTTTGCTCGTACAATTAATAGAATTCAAAAAAGTATGATTCAAGAATTAAATAAAATTGCAATTGTACATTTATTTTTACTTGGATTTGAAGATGAATTACAAAACTTTACATTAGGTTTATCTAACCCATCAACACAAGCTGATTTATTAAAAATTGATGTTTGGAAAGAAAAAGTTTTATTATACAAAGATTTGGTTTCTGACCCAGGAAATGGCATTCAAGCAACTTCTTCAACTTGGGCTAAGAAACATATATTTGGATTCTCAGATGAAGAAATTAGATTAGATTTACAACAACAAAGAATTGAAAGAGCGGTTGGTGAAGAACTTAAGGCAACACCAACAGTTATTACTAAAACAGGTATATTTGATAATATTGATAAACTATATGGTAATACCTCAGGCGCAACTCCAACTGCGGGAGCTGAAACAACACCGGGTGGTGAAGAATTGGGTGGATTTACACCTCCTCCGGCAGGTGGTGAGTCATTTAGTGAACCAACCGAAGTACCAGCAGGAGAAGAGGGTGGAGAACTACCAACTGAGGCAACTATTACACCAGAATCAACTTTACCAAATATGAATATTTTAATTGAAAATAATTTTATTAGAGGAAAAACTTTTATAGATTTAGGTCATGGACAAGAATCTTTAGGAGAAATTTCAAAAGAATTGGATAAGTTACTAAACTCGTAATATTTATATTGAAAATAGACAAAATGACATTCGGACAAATTAAATCCATAATTGAAAAAAACTTACTTGAATCTTACAAAAATGAGAAAGATTTCAAGAAATCATTAAAAGAATTCAAACACAATGTTTTGAACAATAAAACAATGTCGAAATTGTATTCTTTATATGACCAATTAAGTACGCCTCAAGGATTGTCAGAGTCTGATTCTAAAGAATTTTTAGAAGAAGGTATTACCCTTATTCAAAAATTAGTGTCTGATATTAAAACTCCAATGGTTTTAGAAACTGTTGAAAATAAGTATTCTGATATTGATTCATTAGTTTATATCAATAAATTAGATTTATTGGAAAGAGTTAATTCAAAAAAAAATATTATTAAATTAATTTCATCTAAAAATGAAATAGTTAAGGAGTCAATTAATATTCCAATTAAAACTATGGTTAGTATTGCTAATCAAACATTAAATAATTACATAGAAAATCTTGATGAAAATTCTAAAAAAGAATTTTTACAAATTATATCTGAAGATGTTCAATCTTTAGAAACTAAGTTCGAAACTATACGTGAAAACACTATTGTTAAGCTCAACACAATGTTGGAAAAAGAAGAGGAGTTTGAAATAAAAACTAAATTATCTGAAACAATAGAAAGAATTAAAATTGAGAAATTTGACCAATTAAATTTTCTAAAATTAAAAAACTTAGAAAGTTCAATTTAATCTTTATTAAACTTTTCTTTATAGATTGCTTTTATCACCTGTTTACGTCTTGCAACTGATTTTTTTGTAAATTCTCGTTTCTCAAACAATTTTTGATTTTGTTTGGTTTTAATTACCTTAGACTTTAAAGTCTTTAACGCTTTATCAATCGATTCGTTTTCTTTTATTTTTACTATTAACATATATTACAAATATCACAATACTTTAAAAAATTTTGACATTCGTATTTAAAAAGATTATATTTTTTAAAAAATAAACGATGTCATTATGAATATTAATGAAAAAAGGTAAAAGTGTAAAGTTGAATTTATTTCAACCAATTAAAACAGTGTACGGAACTGTTGATTCTAAAAATTTAAAATCATTGTACATAAACATTCAATCTTGGGTAAATCCTAAATTTGAACACAATAATTGGAATAGGGTTGTTTGTAATCTAAGTAGAGATATAAAACATAGTGTATTTGATTCTATAGACACTAATTTATTTAAAGAAAAATCAATTGTTGACTTAGATTTAAGAACTAGTGGTATTTCACACGGAAAAAAATCTTTTTTTAATCTTGAGGTTAATTTATATACAACCAAAGAAATTGATTTTAAATCACAAGATATTAAAGATTCTGTTAGAAAAATTGTCAATCATATATTCTATTTTAACGTTGAAAACAACAAATACTTTGAATTTTCTACATCTAAAAAATAATTAATACGAACAAAGATATTTATACGATATATTTATCTTAAAAGTATTAATGAAAAAATTAAGAATTTTAGAATCAAACGAAGTAGGTCACGGAATTTTGATTGAAACAGATGCTGGATGGGTCTCTCCAAAAGAGAGTCATAATGCTCTTGTAATCCAAGAGTCGGCAAAATTAGATTACAGAAATCCATTTGAGTTTTATGCAGTATTACAGAAATATGATACTCCAAATAGAA